TAAAATCAGCGAGTCTGAAGATGTGGCTGAAGTCAAAAGGTTTATCAACTACAATCTTAAACCAAAGTTTCAGCATGAAAAAGAATGGTGCGATCATTTCGCAGAACATTTCTATAATGAATATTGGCATGGCGTTATAGGAGATCCATATGCCAAAACTTACTAATGAGTGGCAACCAAGCCAAGAAGTCATCAATCAATACAAGGAGGTCAACCATGACAGAGAGATTAAATACTTCAAACATTTCTATATTACAAACCAATACGACAAACAAGACTGGAATACAGTCTATTGCGAATGGTGTAAGAAACAACTCAATCGCAAAAACACTGGTCACACAAGCAGGATCAGACCCAAACAAAGTAACAAAAGCGACAGTTTCTATCTTGGAGTCTATAATCAACTCAAGGATAATTGAAAAAACAAACAATCAATATATGTTTTTCCGTTGGGAAATGCCAACTATTTCAGATTGTGCTGACAAACTAAGTGGCAATAGGATTGCTGTTCAAAAAGCATTAGAAGAATGTATGACTGTAGCTGATCCCAAAGACATACACGAATGGCTCATTGAAGTCATGGTATGCACAGCCAAGCAAAGCCATCTGACACAGAAAGACTTAGCCTTCAAAGCAAGAGTGTATGCTAAGAAGTTTGAACACGTACCTGCAGACATAATGAAATATGCTTGTGACAAAGTTATTATGAACTGCAAGTTCTTTCCAACTGTAGCAGAAATCAACGAGTATATAGAACCAATGCTGCACTATCGTAAGTCATTGGTTGAAGCAGTATCAAGCAAACTAATTTCAGCAATAGGAGAATGAAATGAGTGAAGAAAG